TTCGTGACCAATGCTGTCAACGCATCGACCACCAGTTCATGCTTTTCCGGCGTGTAGTCGGGGTCTTTGGCTTTCAGTTCTGCCTGATACGCATTGACGGATTCGTGAATCTCGCGGGATCGCTGCGCGGCGCTGGTGCGTTGTGATTCGGCGGCTTCCGCCTGCTGGCGGGTGCGGTCGAGGTTTGCCGTAGCTCGCAGCTCCGCAACCTCTTTCGCCGTGGCTTCATCGAGACTTCCGTCATCGATTTTTTGTTTCAGATCGGGCGGCAATGTGTGCCCGACCTTCTCCTGCCACGTCGCGGTGAACGCTTGAAGCTGTTCAACCGCTGCCTTCGGATCGCTTGCTAGGAGCCTGGGCCAAGCGAAGAGTTGTGCCATGTCGTCTTGCGACAGGCCCATCTTCTGCGCGTCGCGGCCGATGGCAGCAAGGGTGCTGTCCATCTCGCGGTAGCGCTCGGTCACTCCCTTTAACTGGCGGTTCTCATTCAAGACTTCGCGGAAGCGCTCGATCTTGTGGAGAGGAACTTCGCCCTTCAGCTTTTCCAGCGCCGCGAGCAACGCAGTGTCGCTCACGTCGTCTTTCGTATCTGGTTTCTTTTCGCCTTCGACTTCCGGCTTGTCGCCTTCGGCGGTGGACGGTTCCGCTTTGGCCGCAATCTCTACCGGTGCGTCTTCGTCCTCGATCTCTTTGATATCGAGAGCGTCTTTGACGGCATCGAGTAGGGTCTTGCGATCCTCGTCCTTCGCAGGTGACGACTCTGCTGGCGCTTGCGCGTTTGCGTCGGGGGCTGGTTCGCTGCCGGGTGACGATTCCGGCTCCGGTGTTTCCTTTGGGGTTTCCTCGTCAGGTTCCACTGGTGCGTCTCTGATAGCGAACGCGCTGGAATATACGCCCGATCACTGACAGCGGTCTATAGAACACGATCAACCGTTGTACTGCGGCGGCAAAGGAACCATTGGCGGGCGACCTGGGCCACCCTGACCGGGGAGTGCCGGCGCAGCTCCTTGCGGTTGCGTCGGCGGCTGCTCGGCGTTGTTCGCGCCCTCCGGCCCTTGCGCCGCCGGGTCCTCGGTGCCGGGAGCACCGAGTTGGGGCGGTGGAGCTTGGTTCATCATCTGGATCGAGGGGACGTTGGCGGTGAACGCCTCGGTCAAGTCGATCGAGTCATCGATCGCCTCGATGAGCTTCTGCCCGAGCCACTGCGGATTGACGCCTGGGATCTGAAGCAGGAACGGCACGAGCTGCTGAAGTGCTTGCTGGCGTTGAACTTTGTTCGGTCTGCCGTTGCTCCCGGCGACGATCTCCAAGTGCATCTCCTGCTGGATTTGGTCGCGGTTCATCTGCGGCCAGATCGCGCCGGGGCCGGCGATCTGCTGCACGGTTTGCGGGTCAAGATTCGCGAGCATGATCTGGCTCGCGTCGCTCGCGAGGAGCGACAGATAGTCATTGAGCGCATCGGCCTCAGCCTCCAGTGCTGCGGTGCGCGCCTGCTCGGCGGTGGCGACCGCGGTCGCGGTGTCGCCCGAGCTGCCGCCGAAGGATGGCTCGGCCATGCCCACGGTCTTGTACACGTCGTCCATGATGCCTTGCGACTCGTAGAGGTTCGGGTCCACGCCGATCTTCGGCAACGGCTGGAGTAGGTCGAGCACCTTGTTGCCGGGCATCATGCCGTCGAGTTCTACGACCGCGTTCGCCTCCTGTCCCATGAGCGCGTTCTTGTCGCCTTCGGAGAGCGCGCCCTTCGGCGTCACGTAGCCAGGACGATTCGCCTTCCTGTGTTCACGCAGCGCTTCTTTCTGCCGGTTCAGCTCCATCTGCTGCGGCGTCATGTTGCACACATCGCTCGGCGGGAAGAGTTTGGTCGGGTGCTCCAGCTCGTTGAAGCACAGCGCATAGATCGGGAAGAAGCGCTCGACCGTAACCTCGGGGCCTTCCGGCTCTTTCAGAAAATCCTTGTAGCCATCGGCGAGTTCAAACTTCAGGCCCGTGGGCTTGTGGTACATCATCCACACGCACACGAGGTCATCGTGCGCGCCGGACAGGTCCGTGCGTGGATTCTGCCGATACTCCACTCCCGCGGTGGTGTACGCAGAGTATGAAGGTCCCCCGGCCGGCGTCGCGGCACCACCTAGGTCGAGCTGGTAAAACTCTTTCACTTCGTTGGGTGTCATGAAGATTTCTTCAGTGACCCAATCAGCGCCTATCCACCCGTCCAGTGCGATGCACTTTTTATCCGGGATGACCGATGTCGGCCGGGGGAAGTCAAACACGAGCCCTTCACGAATGATGACCATCGGCTCCTTGTGGAGTTGATCCACGGCGAGCCGCAGCTCTTCCGCCTCGGAGTCGTACTCCGTCTTGTCGCCTTCCGGGCCTAAGTCATCCATCAGGCGCTGAATGTGTGCGAGACGCTGCTGGTTGTCGGCGAGCTTGGCCTTGTTGTCTGGCGACAGGTCGGTCTCGCGTTGAAAGCCGAGCTTCACGTAGCCGACAGCGGTCTGGATCGCCGAGCGCACGCAGCGCTTCATCTGGCTCTTGAACGTCGGGATTTGCTCGTTGATGTAGTAGTGGAAGCAGCACTCCAGGGTCTTGCCCAACTTCTTGTACATCTCGTCTTCGGCCTTGCCGGCCTGCACGTCCTGCATGATCGCCATCGCGGTCATGGGATCAGGCAGCCCCTGCGATGCCTGTTGCAGTTGATCCATCGTGCCGTCCCACACTTGGTACTTGAGCTTGGGTCTGCACTTGGCAACGGCGCGCGGATTCTTCGCGTACAGGCTCGCGACCTTCTGGCGCACGAATCGCTGCGTGATGTTGACCTTGTAGTTTGCCTTCGGCCAGGAGCGGCTTGCGCCGTTCCACGCCACTTCCATGTCATCGAGCATTTGTTTGAAGGCGCTGCTGAAGTGCTTCTTGTCGGCGCGTACATCTTCTTGCAACTCGCCGACGAGCGCGGAGCGCGCCTCCGGTACATCGATGTCGTAACCCTTGATAATCATCACCACACCTCAGCGAGCTGTGGGGCCTCGCGTAATTTCTGCTGATATTCCATTTCCTTCTTCCACCAGCCGAACGTGCCGGTGGTCGGGGAGGTGTTGTCGCGCTGCGGCGTGCCCGCGATGAGCTGCAACACCTTCAATCCCATCAGTGAAATGGCCGACACGAAGTCATCGTTGGTGCCATGCGGGAAGTGCATCAGCTCGTGCTTCGCTTCCGGGAACCAGGGAGCTGCGCGCGGGAAGATCACCCGCCCCGCTTGCATGAGGCCAGCGATCGACTGTGCGATGGCCTCCTTGTTTTTGTGGACGCTGATCGAATCGATCACGACCGGGATGCCGCGCTCGATCTTGCGCTTGTTAATCCACGGGCCAATCGACTTTAAGATCGCCTCGTTCTCTGCGAACCAGAACGACGGCTTCCACAGCGCGCACATGTCGAGCATCGCTTCAACGGTCTGATCTGGAGGCCTGCGATCCCAGTAACAGTCGAGTAACCAAAGGTACTTGTTAGGACAAACCCCAGCGATCAGCATCACCGACGCATCGTGCTTCTTGCGATCAGTGCCGATGGCGTGATCGCTCGCGGCGTAGATTCGCATCTCCTCGGCGCGCGGACGATTGGAGGCCACGTAGCTCTTGAGCCATCCGGCGCGAAAGAAGGAGCCTTCCTCGGGTGATGGCCTCTGCTGGTACAGCGCCATGAAGCCGGTGGGATCGATGCGCTTCTGCGCTTCGAGCATCGGCAGCGGGAAGCGCTCCGGCCACAGCGCCTCACCTGGGCGACGGTTCATCGGGTCGTTAAGTTCGGCGATCGCCGGCAGGTTCAACACCTTCCACTTCGCTGCCTCGTCACGATTGTAGGCGGGGTTGTGCGGATCGGTGAGACGGCCGACTACATCGTCCTCGTTCCATCGCGTCATCACGAGCACGACGCACGAGCCCGCGCGCATCTGGCGAGTGAGGAACACCTTCACAAACCAGTTCCAAATCTTCTCGCGGATCGTCGGGGAATCTGCTTCCTCGGCGTCCTTGATTAAATCGTCTGCGATGAGGAGGTGTCCGCCGCGGCCCGTCGAGCTACTGCCACGGCCAACGAAGGAGAGCTGTCCGTTGGCGGCGGTCTTGATGCGATCGGACGCTTGGGCTCCGGCCTTGAGCTTGCAGAGCGGAAAAATATCTTGATGGCGGGGATGACGCAGGATGTCCCGCACATCACGGCCAATGTCGCCAGCGTAGTCATCGTTGTATGTCGCAATGATGGTGGAGCGGTACGGGTCGCGGCCCGTGAACCACGCGGGAAAGAACTTGCTGATCTGCTGCGTCTTGCCGTGCCGCGGAGGCATGGTGACGATCAACCTGGGCCACAGACCTTTCTCAACTTGTTCGAGCGCCGCGGCCAGAATGCGGTGGTGCTTCGCTACCTCGTACATCGAGCACGACAAGTCATCCGGATCATCCGGTGTTGGCATCAGCAGCCGGCAGTACAGGAGGAAGTCGTCGCGCGCCTCCTGAAATATCTTCAGGCGCTCCAGCGCCTCCAGCCGTCTGCGTAGTGCCTGGATATCCTTTGCCTCTGGCTCAGGCCCGCTCGCAGGTAACTGAATATCAGCGGCTGTGCTGAAAGCTGTGGGGGCAGATTTTTTCTTTCGTGGCATGACTTGTTAGGGCCGATCCCCTTCCCCCGCGCGCTGCGGGTCCAGCCGCGAGGCTTGCGGATTCA